CACCGCGCAGTCAGCGCCTTCATTTGCGCCAAGCACGTCTGCTGTTGTCGTGTCGCAGACGCTCTCCGTGTCTCAACCTACCGCTGTTCCGGCCAATGCGCAGGCCGGTGACACGAAATGATTCTTTATGCCACTGAGGGGGAGGCGCGCCTGGCCTTCTTCTCCGTGACTGGCGACACAGACGAAGCGGAGTACGTGTTGCAAATGGCAAAGAATCGTTTGTGGTTTAGAGATGATGTTAAGTTAGCTGGGGCTCCAGCTCGTGTAATTGTGAGGCGATGGGAACAGTTTGTCCCTCTTGTGAATTCTGAGCCTATTGTGTTGGCTTCGGTCGACTGGGCGCTTGCGGCCCGCGGAGGAAAATTGGGGGAGGATGAGTTTCGGAGAGTGTTCAAGTTCAGGACTCGAGCGGACAGGTCTATAATGCAGGCTCGTTGGTCCGACATCGCTCCTCTGTGTGATAAGGAAGTTTTAGTTGATTTGGCTCAATTGACGGAAGGTTTTGATTACGTGTCAGTGTGTAACTTAGCGGCGACGAGAGTTTTATTTGGCCATGAGTGGTGGCAGAGATGGCACGGGTGGCATGCGTTTGATCACGGTCTAAGCTGGTTTACTACCTTGGCTAAGCAGGTGAACGACTGGGTGAAAACGGAACCAGTCGATGACCCAAACTGGATTAGATACGTTGAGTGTGGTGTATTGTCCGGCTATCGCCAACTCCCATTTCCTGGATTTGACGTCTTCGCCCAAGCAGAAGATCTGGCTCACGGAGGCCAGGGGTACAGACCAAAAACCATCGAATCATTTGCTGAAACGGCAGCTCGTGTGTTGAGCGTCGCTCCGGGTCTGATTGGCTACCTGTCTTTTCCCGACTACGTGGCCAGTACGAGGTGGCTCACTTCTGGCTCGTCGACCATGGGACGTCTCGAGTTCACTACCCCTGACGGCAAGACGCACAGTGTTCGTGCGCGGAAGAATTTCGTGCCAGACGTGATTGACCTGACCACCCTGACGGATTTGGCAACGCAGAGCGCCGAGCACAAGAATTACGTCATCGTCAAATCTGAGCTCGGCAAGGTCAGACTCGCCGTGAGTTCAGACTTGTTGAGCTACCTCTCCCAAAGCTGGATTGTATACTTGACTGGGCATGGGTATTTGGACTACCGGGGCAATACTCTGGAGGAACAACCGAATGCTGAGGCCAACAGGCAGCTTCGCATCTTGTCTCTATTGCGCACGCGTGCTGCGCTCCCATTTGACTACATTGCTTTCGACCATCAGCCCACTACTGACGAGCTGAAGATCATCTGTAGATCGTTAGTGAACACGGCGAGGAGCAACGTTCCTCCGGCTGATTCGGCCGAGTTTGAGCGGCTTGCGGACAACTTCACCTCAGCGTTTGACCACAGTACGCTGACCCTGAAGTGGGATGGCAAGGAATACAGCTGGCTAGTCACTGGTGGCTTGATGAGTGGTCTGAGGATTACTTCGGTGGTTGGCAACGCCTGGAACACAGTCATGACCGAACGCGCAATCGACCTGGCCGTCCAACTCGGGGTCTTTACCAACCGAGAGGAAGTGGACTTCTACTTGCGAGGGGACGACAGTTGCATCATCACACAAGTGGACAGTCAGGCAATGGTGCTCGCTGTCTGTTACACCGTCGTAGGGGCTATCGGCGCGCCAGGCAAGTACGGAATTCACCGGGGCCAAGTCGAGTTCCTCAGGCAGTGGTACCAACAGCGTGTGATGGGCTACCCCGTTCGGGCGATACCCGGACTTTTTCAGCGTAA